TTAATCGCCTCTAATCCTCTGATAATATCCTCTAGATCTTCCCTTTCAGCAATCATCCTTATCAAACGAACCTCATGTTCTGAGATCTGTTGTGATTGCCTAGAAAGAAGATCAATAGCGGTTAGTTCAAAGTCTGAATAAGATAGGTACAGATAAAGAGTTGAAACACCCAGTATCATTAGTAGAAAACCCATAGCTACAATCGTTATGTAAGGAACATAACTAGTAGCCATAGGTATAATTTCCACCTGATTAGGCTCATATAATGGGACTAACCAGACTAATGAGGCTAGAATAATTCAGTCTCTCACTCTAACACCTATTCATATAGTTCAAGGATATCTATCTGAAAAATAGAATCTTGAATTAAAATATCCAGAAAAACCTCCAATTCACCTCACTATAGCTCGCTGTTTTAGTATATGTAAGGAATCATTAAATGATTCTATTTCATATAAGTCCCCATGTGGGACCAGCTCGGTACAGAGAGGTGAATAAGGGTTTTGAGAAGGGCTTTCACGTTTTACAAGTGGTTCCGGAGTGTTTCCACTGAAGTCCACAGGACTTTCAGGTTTTAGCCTCGCGTTTAAACCGTATATAGTGAAAATCCGAGAGAATATCTCGTGGATTTTCGCGGTTTGAATAAATTCTCGCATAGTTTTCTCACCAGCCCTCAATTGCGGTCAATAGCTAGTAGGTATATCTTGAGCCAATTTGTCAAAATCAAAGATCCATGCGGTAAGCTCCTCACATTTAGTGGAGAACTTTTTATCAAGTAGAGATTCGTCATTAATGGCGAAAACCTGCTCAAATAAGTCCGCATTAATCAATGACTTTGGCATCTCGACAGCTGGTACATCGATAATATCAGTGACACCATATCGTTCATTGAAAGCTGTAGCATCTGCGATCTTATTACCAAATAAGGTAGTAAGGACAGAATCCCCCGCATCGTCTTTCGACGCATACAGATTATAATCTGTAGGCGCGATTAACGCGCTAAAAGGAACAGCCTCAGTGACGAATTGATTCACTGTATCATCCCGTACAAGCTTCTCCGTTAAGTACGGAGGATGTCGAGAAATTGGAACTCCGTCAAGCTTCTCTCCATCAGGGCGTAAAGCACCTGCCGAAGAGGCCGCTTTCCGGAATTTTTCAGCAGCATCATAGTATCGGTTCATCAAAATCTGAACTTCAACCATGAGTGCCTCTCAGATATACATCCATGCTTCATGATCGTCATCTACTTCCCATCTAAGATTAAATCCTGAAGAACGGATTCAATCTTTAACTGGAAGAGGATAGGCCCCTTTTGGGGACCGGAACCAGATTAACAAAGTTCTTAGGCGACGATTTAAATGTCTAAACTGAGCAGTATATGCCCTAGTTTTAGACTTATAACCGTAACCTAAAATTGTTAAAATGGCTCCCAATGGGAGAGAATGCTGCTTGATAAACTCACAGATAAGTAAAGTACTACTTAAAGTAGCTATAACCTCCTTAAAAGGAAGCATATCAGCCCTACCTCGAGGTGTAAAGAATTTCTTTGCAAACTCAACGTAGAACTGACCTTTACTAACTATGGATTTAGCCAAGCCAGCTTTAACTCCTATTTCATCCAGGATCCGGAGATACTCCGTAGCAACGAACTTATTCATAATAACAATATCATCACCCAGGACTGCATAGTCCCGGAATGCTATTGGTATATTAGCCGTTTTATACTTGGTTTTAGCACGATGAGCTGCTCAATGCACAATAGCATGGTGGGTCAGGGCTAACATCGCTCATGATGAAAGAGCCCCCATAGGCTGGCCTACTGAGTAGACCACCCTATCGGGAAGCTCCCCATCTGGTAGATCAAACCCTCTATCTTTTGCAGGCGGATATTTCACCTCATAGGCTCTCTTAACTAGGAGATCAGCTCATAACTGAGCAGCTCTTCCAGCTTCAGGAAAACCTATTCATTTGAATACTTGCTCCATCACTGGAACTTGTAAACGAACTGGTAATCTATCCGTCGCAGCAGATAAGTCAATAGAGTAGAATCATCGACCTTTTGGGTCAATGGAACTAAGTCTATCGACCGGAGCGGTTTGATTAAAAGTCCCATCCATGGGGATTCCACGAAGAATCGTGAATATCGCATCATGGAGAGGCTTCATCACCCATTGAGTAAATGGGTCTACCATAGCGAAAACCCTAACCTTACCCGCGGCTTCCTCCTTGAAACCGAGTTTTGCTAGTCCTCTTGCGGCTCCCTCTTGAATAGACATACTAAAGTCCATTGGTTTAGACTTATAGTAATGTCAGTTGTTAGAGGCAGCCCAACCAATCCTCTCCATAATCGGAGGGAATCGCCCCCCAAGATTGTAGGTAGACCATAGCTGAAGGAGCTCCTTAAGAGCCGATTTCAGATCTGGATTAACCTGTCAATACTTGGCGGAACGAACCAAGCTATAGAAGGACGACGAAACAGTCGACCTTCCAAGAGCCTGGTCCTCAATAGTTTGAGGTCCCGACTTCAATATGGGAAAGGGGGTTGGCTGAGGCAACTCAACTTTTGAGCTAGGCGTAAATACTTGCTTAAGGGTAGGGAAGAAAATCTTATCCAGAAAAGTTTTTCACTTCTCCAAATAAGATAATTTAATATCGACTCCAGGATCGGTGATTGTTGAAAAACTCAACTTTCCACGAAACTCTAGAATTCGATACATCCCCAAGAGGGTCATTCAGAGTTTCAGACACTGAATGTCCCCTGCACGGATTCTCTTCCGTGCCCCAGCAGGTATTATCCTAGGCATCCCAGCTTTTGTCCGACTAACACGGCGTTTTAATTCCGTTAAGTCGGCAACCTTATAACCAGCAATAGATTGCTGTAAGAGCACTTGGCAAGATTTCAGGTGCAGGACTGCACCTTTTTCTCCCTGAGTTCTCATAAGGAATC